GTGCTCAGGCTCAGGCTCAGTCGGCGATTGCGGGTAATGCGACTTATGAAATCAACATCAACAAAGCGGTGATTAGTGCCTCGGACATCATCCGTGAGATTCAGGCATTGGAAAAGAAAACTGGTCGAAAGTATCTGGTTAACTAATGACGTTTGACATCAAAGAGGACATCAGGGTTTCGTATCAGTTAGATGATGAGACTGTTGTTTATATTGACTGTGATGTTTATGAAGTGGACATTGACCGTGGAATAGACATTGAGGAGGGCGTGTTCGCTCGTCCTAGTGTTGGAACTGCAACCGTGTCTCTGATGAAAGACAGTCTCAGTGATCTAGTTTCGGGTCCTGCCTATAGGTCAGACATGCCATTCCAAATTGAATACAATGACGGCTCTTGGAAGTCTCTCTTTTACGGTTACATCCAGAACATCTCGATGGGCTATGTAGCGACTACTGGCAAACTGCAAGTGACTATTACTGCCTATGACATGACTAGGGTTGCTCTAAACACTCGACTGCCATCATTCAGCATCACAGGTTCTGCAACTCAAAAGTCATTCAAGACTGTTATGGATAACCTGGAGGACGCTGTTAGAGCTGTGGATTCTAGAACTGCTTGGGCACAGGATGGTTCTGGTGGTTCAGCGACAGCCTCTAATGACTACTTCGAGGTGGAAGTTATCTCAGGCGATGTCATGAACATGATTCTGGATGCGGAACTGGGCTGGTTCTGGGCAACACCTAATGGGTTCTGTTCGTGGAAAACTCGCAATGACATCAACTCCGTTCAGGGCACTACCTGGAGCAGTAGCAATCCGACCATCTCTAACGTTCACAGCTCAAGTGCAAATCACTATTGCATGGACGCTATCGACTATTCTTACAACTCGGATGACATCACTAACGTGGTTAAGGTTACTGAGACTGGTGGACTTGCAACTGCAACTTCAACTAATTCAACCTCAGTAGCAGACTATGGTCGTCAGGCACAGGACTTTGAAGTGAACTTTTGGAACACCTCAGGTCTCGGGACTTTAGGTGCATGGGCGTCACAGGTTTCAGCAGCTGCTAACCCTCGCTCAGTAAAATCTGTATCTGTTCCAGCGGTTCGCCGTGACGGCACTCTCAGCACAATAGTTGATAAAGACATTTGCTATCCGATGCAGGTCGAGTTCTCAGCAGGTGGAACCACACTTCAAGAAATCTACCTAATCAGTCGTATCGGGCATACTATTACCAGTGAACATTGGGAAGTAAACCTAGGATTATGGAGGGGTATCTAATGGATGACCGCAACTGGTTGCTAATTGTCTCAGGTATCCTTGGTGGCACAGGCATCTCAAGTTTCCTAAAGTATCTATCCACTAGGAGGACACAATCTATCGGTGTGGAGGAGCGTCTAAGAGCTGAAATGTTCACTCAGATAGATAAACTTAGAAGCGAAATCGAGCAACTAAAAACTGAACTAGATCATTGGCGAGACAAATACCTGGCACTAAATAAGGAACATGTCAAACTAAAGGCAGAGTTCGACAAACTAACAAAGGATAAATAAATGGCAAAGACACCAATCATTTCTAAAGTAACTACCGACTGGAAAGCATTTCCATCACCTGACGAAGTTGTAGTTGAGGAGACTGTAGTCGAGGAAACTGTAGTTGAGGAGACTGTAGTCGAGGAAACTGTAGTTGAGGAAACTGTGGTTGAGGAAGTTCCTGTAGAGGGATCTGTCAGTGAGTGAGACTTACACCGTAACTGATGGACAGTTTGACTTGCATATTCTTGCAGGTTCAACGTTCCCTAGTGTTGCAGGTGACTGCCAGTTCTATCCAGTGGACGCTAACGATGTTGCATTCGCTTTGACTGGTTACACCGCTAAGTTGCAAATTCGAGAGAATCCAACCACAGCTGCAATCATCGACATCGTCCCTACCGTGAACACCGCAGATAACTCTGTGGCATTCTCACTAACACCTGCTCAGACAACAACGCTAACTAAGACTGATTACGTCTGGGCTATCGAACTTACTCAAACATCAACAGGAAAGGTGCTGACACTTGCCAGAGGGCAGGTCGAAGTAACTCCAGAAATAGTCAAATGATCGTAAAAGTTGTCGTTCCAGATTCAATTTATGCCAGAGTTTACTTCGCTAGAGGTGAGCAGGGTCCTATCGGTAACACAGGTCCTCAGGGTGCAACTGGTGCTCAGGGACCTCAGGGAGTTCAGGGAGTTCAGGGTGTTATTGGTGCAACCGGTGCAACTGGTGCTCAGGGACCTACTGGTGCTAACGGCTTACCTGGAGACAAGTATCACACCACATCAAATACCTCGCTGACTATCGCATCATCGGGAACTATCACTCTTACTACTAATGACCTTGGGCTTGATTACAGCATTGCTCAGACTGTCATTATTGCCTATGACTTAGATGATCACATGCATGGTGATGTTGTCTCTTACAACCAAAGCACAGGTGCACTTGTAGTTCAGTTGAAACATAAGTCTGGTTCTGGAACTTACAGCTCTTGGACTGTGAACTTAGACGGTGCTGTCGGTGCTCAGGGTCCTCAGGGTCCTACTGGTGCAACTGGTGCAACTGGTTCACAGGGTCCTCAAGGTATTCAGGGCATTCAGGGTATTCAGGGAGCAACTGGCGAAACTGGACCAACTGGACCAACTGGAGCAACTGGAGCAACTGGAGCAACTGGAGCAACTGGAGCAGCGGGAACTAATGGAACTAATGGAACTGATGGTTTAGACGGTTTGGGTTTTGGACCTATCAACTATCTCTCTGGCAGGTATTACACCACACCGCACCAATCTAAATCTGCCACTACTCCAACTATCGGGCAAACTAACGCACATGCTTTTATTGCTACCAAAACACAGACATTCACAAAGTTAGGAATATTCCTCACTGGAACTAACGCTAATGGAGTTATTACTCTTGGTGTCTATGATTCCAACAGCGATGGATTCCCGAACAGCAGACTTGCTCAAGGAACTATCACGACCGAAGTGACAGGTTTTCAGCAAATCACAGGTCTGACAATCAACATGACTAAAGGCAGTCTCTACTGGTTAGCCATAAACTTCCAAGGTGTCACTAACTTGACTGGCCTAACCGTTGGTCTATCATCCTCTCTAAATTACGGTAATGCATTCATCACTACAACAGCACCTACAAGTTCCTCGTTTACTCCACAAGCTTATTTCGCAGGTTCTCAAACTGGTTTGCCGTCCACATGGAGTGCAACAGGTCAAGCAGCTTCAGCAAACATTATCTGGATTGGCTACTAATGTCCCTGCTCCATCCTGTTAGTCCAGCCAAGATCACTGACTTGTTTGGAACTCACTCTGAGCAACGTAAAGCTATGGGTTTAGGTCCTCACCGTGGTGTTGATTATGCTGTGCCTGTTGGAACTCCGCTCAAAGCTGTTGGAACTGGAACCATCGTCAAGGTCTATGAATCTAGAGTTTTAGGTCACGTTGTTGAGCTGCGTTGCTGGGTTGGTGGCGAGGATGATAGACGGCTTAGAGTGTTTGCTTACTGTCACCTAGACAAGACTGAGGTCAAAGTAGGTAAAAAAGTTCGTCAAGGCGAGGTTATTGCTCATAGCGGTAACTCAGGCACTTCATCTGGACCGCATCTGCACCTCATGTGTGGACCATCAGAACATTTGGCGACCATGCCAGTCGAGGACCCTCTAAAGTATCTACCTAAGATAGGAAAATAAATGAACCCGATTATTGCAAGTTATCTCCGCTCTCTCCTGGCAACAACATTGACCGCTGTATTCGCTATTGGAAAGTTACCGTTCCTGTTCACTGAGGCTGACTGGGCTATCGTTGCTAACACTGTTTGGATCTCAGCAATACCTGTTTTGATTAGACTTATCAACCCTAAAGACACGCTAGGGGATAGCGATAAATCGGAGTAATGCCATAGAGTAGTTCTATGACTATCGACCACCAGATAGAGGCACTTGGTTCTGCCAAACTCCTCGGCTATTTCGAACATGATT